CATTAGCTGGTGGTGTAGTTGGCGCAGTAGGTTTAGCTAGAAAAGGTAAATTAGGTGCCGCTGGTAAGCTTATTAATAGAGTAGCTAGATCTAAAGTAGGACGTAAAATTGCTACAAATAATATCTATAAAGGTGCTGCAGTTGGTGCAGCTACAGACTTAGTATCTGAATACTCACAAGATTCTAATGGATTAGCTGTATTAAGAGACCGCTTTGGTTTTATTGATACACCTTTATCTACTAAAGATGCTGATCATCCTATGATTAAAACCCTTAAGAATGTAACTGAGGGTATGGGTATAGGTGCTATAACTGATACAGTATTTAGAGCTATAGGTAAATCTAGAGCATTTAAAGGTGTTACTAAAAAACCAACAGCTGATGATCTTAAAGCAGTTAATCAGATTGAAGCTAGAAGAGTAGCTAAAGCTGAAGCCGCTGCTAAAGAACAGATAGATATTAATCTAAGAAAAGCAACTGCACAGAAACTCTTTAATAAAGGTATTGATTTTAATAAATTAACACCTGAGAGACAGCTAGCAGAGATGAAGAAAGTTCAGAAAGCGGATAGAAAAGGACTTTATCGTTCATGGAATGATCCTTTAGAGAACAACGAAGCTAGAGCTGAACGTAAAATAGATGAAAGAAATCAAAGTATTGATGATCAATCTATTGAAAAAGGTAAGATTGAACTTCAAGAAGATGGGTTCCGTGGGCATAAAAATAAGCCTATTGCTGATCCTTGGCAAGGTAGCCCTAACTCTACTGGCCATGCGTTTAATATTCTAAAAGATCTAAAACGTATTACTACTGAATGGGGAGCTGAGTTTGGTTCTACAGATAATGCTATCACCGCTGCAGCTGCTGAAGAGATAGCTAATAATGGTCTTGGTAAAAGATCTATTAATGAAGATGTTGCTAAGGAATTGTTCGGTGATACACGTACTAAGATCTTAGGTGAACAACTACGTAATCAGAATAAGTCTTGGCAGGATGCTTTTGGTGATGCCTATGAACGTATGATGGAAGTTACTCACGGTAGAGATGCTGGTGAGATGAATCCTAATGAATTCCTTGAACCATTAGTACGTAATGAACCACGTAAAGGTCCAGGTAATTGGTCTCCAGAAACAGTTATAGCTGCTGATTTAATTCAAACATCTCTAATGAAAAAGCTACGTGACTTAGCTGTAGCTTCTAGAGAATTAAAAGATATAGCTGATGTAGCTGATGTAGATGGTCCTCTTAAATCTATTAGAGATAATCTAATTGTTTTAATGACAGAGACTAAATCTTCTAGATATTTACAAGAAGCTGCTCAAGAGGGATTAGGTCTAAGTAAGAAAGAGGTAGCAGAAACATTACTAGATATACATGGTACAGCTAGACAGCAAGTAGATATGATGTTAGATCTTGCACGTCAGGATCCTACAGATGATTTCCTACATGCTATATTAGAAGCATTTTCAATGTCTAATAAGATTAATAATTGGAATGACTTCGATAACTATATGCATAAGAAGCTTATAGGTACTACTGATCCTAAAGGCGTACAACATACTGGACAGCTCATTAAAGAGTTACAGGGTGTTATGATTAATAGTATACTGAGTGGTCCTAAAACACCACTGAGAGCTATTATGGGTACTGCTACTGCAACCTTTACTAGACCCATGGCACAGTTGATGGGTGGTAGTATTAGGTATTTAGGTACTGGTGATTCTTCTACACTTAAAAGTGCATTAGCTAGTGCTAACTCTATGATACAAGCTGTTCCTGAATCTTGGCAATACTTTAGATCTAGATTAGATAGTTACTGGAGTGGTGATATTAATACAATTAAGAGTAGATACTCTGAGTATACATTAGCTGATAACCATTGGGAAATGATGGGTCATTGGGCTGAAACCAGAGGTACTACAGGAGAAAAAGCTGCTTATCGTGTAGCAAACTTAGCACGATCTGCTAATCAAAATAACTTCCTTACTTATTCTACTAAGTTAATGGCAGCTACTGATGATGCTTTCACTATGATTTTAGCAAGAGCTAGAGCAAAGGAGAGAGCATTACAGGCAGTATGGCAAGATGGTAGAATACCTGATGTTAGCCCACAAGCTATGAAGGAATATGAGACTCGTTTCTATAATGAGATCTTTGATCCTGCTGATGCTAGTATCAATGATGAGATGCTGAAATTTGCTAGAGGTGAAGTTACCTTAAGTAAAGATATAACAGGATTTGGTAAAGCTTTAGATGAAATGTTCTCTAAGCAACCTGCATTAAAACCATTTTATCTATTTGCTCGAACTGGTATTAATGGACTTGAATTATCCTTTAAACATATACCTGGACTTAACTTCTTAGTAAAAGAGTTTAATGATGTAGCATGGGCTACAGTTGATAATCTAGATGCTGTAAGAAAGTATGGTATAGAAAACGCTGAAGACTTAGCTAATGCTAAAGCGTTGCAGAATGGTAGATTAGCTTTAGGTGGTAGTGTCATATTTATGGCATCACAGAAGTACCTAAATGGTGGTCTGACAGGTAATGGACCTGCTGATATACAAGACAGGCGTGTATGGGAAGCTGCTGGTTGGAAGCCACGCTCTATAAAGTTAGGAGATGTATGGGTTAGTTATGAATCCATGGAACCATTTGCTAACATGTTAGCTGCTATAGCTGATATGGGTGATAACCAAAGAATGATGGGCGACCAATGGGTAGAGAAAGGTTTGTTAGCACACTCCTTAATTATAGCTAAAGGCTTAGTAACTAAGACATATCTACAAGGTATTAATCAACTAGTAGATTTATTTGGTAATAACCCTAAGTCTATGCAGAAGATTGCTGCCTCCTTAATGAATAATACTGTACCTCTTGCTGGTCTAAGAAATGAATTAGGTCGTGTTATTACTCCATATCAAAGAGAACTGGATTCTGGATTCTGGGATAGTATAAGAAATAGAAATTTATTCATGGAACAGGTAGCAGGTGAAGATGAGTTACCTATTAAATATGATATATTAAATGGGCAGCCTATTAAAAACTGGAACCCAGCTACTAGGATGTTCAATGCTATTAGTCCTATACAACTTAATTTCGATCAATCCCCTGGTAGACAGTTACTAATACAAAGTAATTATCCTTTACGTACTACTGCTATGAGTTCACCTACTGGTATTAGTTTAGCTAATGCTCCTTTAGTACGTTCGAAATATCAGAAAGCTTTAGGTGATCAAGACTTAGAGAAACAACTTGAGAAGTTATCTAAGAAGCCTGAAGTTATCGAATCACTTGCTAGGATGGAAGAAGATATCAGAACAGGTAGGCATAAGAGACCACCTGGTATATCCCCTATGAGTTATACACATAATATATTAATTAATCAATTAATGAAACGTGCTCAGAATAGAGCTTGGGCTTCAATTCAAACTGATCCTAATGTTGTACTTCTAATACAAGCACAGAGAAAAGAAGACGCAGCGAAATATAATAGAAATAGAAATCCATCCCTGAGTAGACAACAACATGACGAAGCTGGTGCTTTGTTAAACATTTACAAGTAACCTTTTATGGCATACGTCACCGAGAATAATGACACAGGAAATGGTTCTAAGGTTCTATTTTCCTTCACATTCCCATATCTAGAAAAAACTGATATCAAAGTGTCTGTTGATGGAACAGATCGAGCACTTGGATCAGGATCAACTGAATATCAATTCGCTAGTGCTACACAGATTCAATTCAATACAGCTCCTACTAATGGGCAGGCTGTTAGAATATATCGTGACACTAACATAGACAACTTAAAAGCTGAATTCTTCTCGGGATCGGCAATTAGATCACAGGATTTGAATGAGGACTTCAGACAAAACCTGTATAACTCACAAGAAACAGAAGCTGCTGTAGCTGCTAAGTGGGATAACACCACTGATACTATAGATAGTTCAGAAACATGGGCAAGTAATAATACTAAAATTGCAACTACTGGTGCTATAGATGCTAGAGTAGATGCT